GAAAGCGTAAATGTACCGCTTATAACTTGTAATGAATGACTTTCGTTAGCTGTTGGTGCGCCTAACGCTGTTGTGCCTAATGTGGAAAAGCCTAGCATTTACGGTTTCTCCCCTAAATCAGGATCAGTTTCTACTGGTACAAATTCAACCCACTGTTTATTTTCTTCATCCCATCTGTAGGGATTTGTTTCGTGGTCTTCTGGCATTGGCACTGGTGCTTCCCACTCGCAAGTTTCTTCATTTAATACCCAAGAATCATAATTTTTATTACTAATAAAGGCATCCCTTTCAGCATCATAGGTGCCACCTATTATCGCGTAGTTTTTTCTAATACGGTTATTGTAACTTGTTTGCTTCCAAACTGTATCTTGACCAAATGCGTCTTTTAAAAAATTTACGCCAATTTCTTCGCTTTCATTTCCATTAGCATCTTTAATTTCATCATTTGATATTACAACAATATCAGTTACAATATTGTCTTCTATTTTTGCAAAGTGAGCCATCACTGAAACCTATATTGAATAATAACAATACCAGAACCGCCATTTTTAGAGCCGCCACTTGACCAAGCAGAACCGCCACCACCACCAGTATTTGATGACCCTGCGCCTACTTGAAAAGTATTAATACCGCCACCGCTACCACCACCACCAGCACCGCCAGATGCTGGGCTTGGGTGATTGTAAGACCAACTAACGCCGCCGCCACCGCCGCCTCTGTATGCACCGAAATGATACTGGCCATTACCGCCGTTGCCGCCGTAATTAGTTCCTCTTGCGTGAGCCTGTTGACCAGTGGCTCCTGCACCGCCACCGCCACCGCCTGCTACTCTTGAACCAGCGCCCCCACTGTTTCCTTGCCCACTTATACCGCTTCCACCTGAGTAGAATGTAAGTGTCCCAGTGTCAAAACCACCACCGCCGCCAGAGCCGCCTGACCTAGCATTTCCAGAGGCTAAATTGCTTCCATACCAGTTTTCAGTTGCGCCTCCACCGCCGCCGCCAGTTGAGGTGTAACCATAAAATGAGCTATTGCCACCATTACTTCCAGCATGGGTATTATATTGCCCATAAGAACCACCACCGCCGCCGCCCACACTGACGTAATGGTTGCCTGTTCCGATACCAAAAGAAAGGTATCTATAGCCCCCTGCGCCACCGCCACCGATACCAGCGCCGCCGCCACCCCCTGCAACAATAAGAGCCGTTACACTATTTGACCCTGCCGAATTGCCAGAGTTTGATACATAAAAATAGCCAGAACTGTAAAAATAATGCGTTCTATAATTGCCGCTTTGAGAAATACTGCCGCCAGAAGCATAAACATATGAAGGTGCGCTAGTGCCATAAAATTGGCTCATGCTTATTGTTCCGCTTGAAGGTATTCCGCTATGACCTAAGTAATATTCGCTTAAAGAGTGAGGTGCAGATCCACCAAATTCCGCTGCAATATTGGCTAGTGATATTGGCCCACTGCTTTGTAACGTCATATTTAGCCCTCAAGTATTGCTCTAAGCCGCTCTATTTCATCTTGTTGTTCTTTTATGGCTTCGATTAGCAACCCAACCATATTGCCATAATCTACTGATTTAGTGCTTGTTGTTTCGCCTGTTTCTGGGTTTGTATCTTCAATATCCATAACCACTTCTGGCAAAACTTTTTCAAGTTCTTGAGCAATTACACCAGTTCTAGGGCGGTCTGTTTCTATTTCTTTATAATAAACACCACGCATTGCTTTGATTTTATCAATAGGATTATCTATTGTAACAATATCTTTTTTAAGCCGTTCATCTGAGTAAGCTGTTACGTTGCCAGAGTAGGTTACGTTACCACTGCTGTCCAAAGACATTCTGTTAGAGCCGCCACTATCTCTATGATAGAAATTTGAATAATATTGCATATACCATGAGTTCGAATGGTATTGCAGTTTACCATGACTTTCACCAGTCCATGTACCACTATTTGAGCGAATATCGCTATCAGTCAAACTTATTGCGCCAGCACCACCAGTAAATGTTATATCTCCAGCCGCAGTATCAGACGTGTCGCTTCTAAGTAATTGTGTGCCATGTATGTTATCAACCATATCAGCATTAATATTTAAAGCGTTTATATCTGACTGTGTTTGGTCAGCAGTTGCACCTGTTTCGATACCATTTAGCTTAGTTTGCAAAGCGTCCGTAAAAGCATTTGTATCAGAGTTATTTTCATATGCAGTTTTTATTTCAGCATCTGTTTGGTCAGCCGTTGCACTTGCTTCTATGCCATCTAGTTTTGCGCCATCAGTAGCAACATTTCTACCGTCCACATTGCCGCTTACAACAATATTTCCAGTAACATCTAAACCGCCAGAAGTCGCTTCTGCTTTTGTAGCCCCTGCTAACTGAAGTCTTTTAAAATCATCGGCAATAACGGTAATAGAAACTTTTGCAGAACCAGTTAATGAAAGCGCACTTCCACCACCGCTTGTTTCTGAAGGTGAACGTGTGAGTGTTGTTCCGCTTGCGCCGTAAGTGCCAGTACCTATTTCCCAATTAGAGCCATCCTCTATGACGTATTGAACAACATCGCCATCAGATACCCCAGCATCAGCAAAACTTTGAAAACCTGTTTCAGCACTGCCAAGGGTCACCGTCCCTGCGCCAGTTGTTGAGGTTCCCATCTTGGCTCTATTAAATAACTTTGCCATGATGTTCTCCTGTTATGTAAGCGTTAAGATACCGTTTGCGCCAATATCTATTGTAAATGTATCACCGTCATTTAAAGTAAGCGCAGAACCATAATCGTAATATCCAACTATGGGGTCTGCTGGCGAGGTTGGCGTGTCATTATAAATTACAACATACCTAAAAGGTGCTACCGAACCACCAGAGGCAGTTAAAACTAAATCATCAGCCGATAATTTGTAAGTTCCGCTTGTCTGGGTGCTTGTTACATTTTGAAGTGTTCTTGCTGATAGGTTTGTGTAAGTTATTTCTGTCACATTTGCTAAAACACCATTGCCGTCAGACACGACACTAGTACCAGATGCTGGGTCTGTATTGCAAAGCGCAACCTTCAATGTGTCACTGTCTAAGTCCATAGCGTTCGCTAAATTAACCACAAAGTCATTTACTTTAGTAAAACTTGCCATTTATCCAAAACTCCTTATTCTCATTCTGTGGCCCGATCCACTAGACTTGGCCTGTTTGTCTTCAATATTTGTACCATCTATTGCGTTTTGATACAACTCTGCCCACACCAATGTGCGCTGATCTTCACCTAAATAGGGCGCACTATGCGTCAACGCCCCATAAAGATAAATGTCTGGGTAATAAGTTAAAACCCAATTAGTCGTTATACTACTGCTTAAAGATTCTATTCTTTCGTAGTAAAGCATCTCTATCGTGTAGTCTTGATCTGGTGTCGGGTACACTTCGAAAGACCCATCAACCGGTGCATAAAATTTAGGAGTTCCGGCGGTATTGTCAGCAGCTCTTTTATCCATAAGCTCACTTAGGGTAATAAGTTCTAGCCTATGCTCATTAGTTCCGGTAAGCATAAGACGTATTCCCTCAATAAAGTCTAATGGAAAAGCAGTGTACTGAGTATCTAAAAGGGCAACCTTTCTAGACTCCATTCTCCAGTGCCTAAGCTTTCTATTCATATCAGCCTCGGCCAACTCAATAAAAGTAGGAATTACAGCCGTTAAATCGTCACGATTTAAAAAATCAGCTATTGAACTTTTTAAATCGTTATAATTTGAAATGCTCACAGTCTGCCCTGCCTTGTTCTAAATACTTGATTATCAGAATCGTTCATCCACTTCTTTAAAGCTACAGGGTCGTCTGCAATTCCCTTTCGCTTTAGATCATAGTACACGGAAAGAGGGATCGAAGCTACCTTATTTAAATCATTCCATTTTTTATCTGTGTTGTTGTAAGATCTTTTATTATATTCTGCTATTCCCGTCACATCTTGTACAGTTTCGACGACATACTCTCCGTTGTCTTTGACGTGCCAATACTTGGTAATTCCAAGCTGGGGATCTCTGTCAAAAAGTCTTTTCTGCATTTTTATCTCCAATTAAGAGGGGCGACCGAAGCCGCCCCAACTTTATTATGATGTAGTTAGATCGAAAATACCCGCATGAGCTTTTTCGTTACCTATTTCCAAACCGGCTTCAACTAGCAACATTGACTTAGAAGCGTCACCAGTTTTAGCAAGCTCTACGTTCTGAATTGGACGTAGATAAGCTACTGAAGCATATTCTGGGTCTAGCAAAAAGGCATCTCGCTCTCTTTGAAAGAGGTTAGTCGTGACAGAAAGTGTTCCAAAATCAGACATATAGACGTCAGCAGCCCCAATAATTGTGGTCGGGGAATCAGCCGGCGCCATGTAACGCTGAGCCGCAATACCCGCAAATCCTGAAACGACAGTTTTGTTAAAAGGACCAACCATTAGGATTGATGGTGTGCCGCCGTTTGTAAACGCAAGCTGCATTGCTGATTTCAATTTGGTTTCTGTAAAGGCTGCTTGGGTTCCGTCGGTACGAGCATCTGTCCCGTCACCTGTTGGACTTGCAGCGCTACCGCCACCGAGAACGTCGTTAGTTGCAATCCATGCACCTAAACCCGCAGTCTCACGAGCTGTTGAAGCGTTTCCAGCCACCTGAGCGTTATTGTCGCATAAGACCGCTTCTAGGTCGCGTTTAAGCTCTTTTCCGCGTTTTGCCATTTGCATGGCCATTTCAGAATTTCTCCCTGCTAAGTCCTGAGACTCAAGGTTGTCGGCAACGATCACAGTTCTGCGTAGGATCTGTGTATAATTTCCAACGCGAGTTGTTGCAGGGGTTGAATCAAATGAAGACACGTCATCCCCATCGATTCTCGCTGTTTTATCCACAGCGTTTAATGAGTCAGTTTGCCACTCGAAGTAAGTATTGGATACGTTTTGCGATCCAACATTACTTTGGAATGGGACAGTTTCAGGCGAGATCGAATTGATCACGTCTGAAAGTTCTTCGCGAATACCCTTCGCGTCGAAACTTGTAAATGTATTTGCTACAATGGCCATATTAGCCTCCTATTAATGTATTGATTGCAGCCGCAGCATCTTTGACGCGGCCAGTTTGTCGTGCGCGTTGTAACGCTTGTTCATTTGCAGCTTTGGGTCGCGGTTGCGTTCCTCGTGTGCCTGTCTTCATGGTCTTGGCTTTTGCCTTTGGCTTCGCTTTCGCTTTTACAGCCTTAGACTGACCTTGATCAAATAACATAGCCATACGAGCTAGTTTAACTAAGCCGGCGTGTCTCAACTCATTAATATCAGCTTCGAGAAAACCTTCTTTTAATAAAAAGCTTCTCAGATCCGTTGCTTCCTTCTGGGCGACTTTCGTGTCTCGCCACTCTGGAATAATCTCTGGGAGCATTTCGCGTTGCCTAGCAGTAAACTCATTCTTCATGCGTTCTTGATTTTCTGCTTCTAAGATCTGTACACGCTCTTTCTCCTGACGGATTGCCTGTAATGAATTTTCGCGCTCTTCCTTTTGCTTTCGGAATTGCCGCTCGGCTTTTCTGGCCATGTTAGGATCTGCTTCATACAGGGTGTCCCAATCAGGCTCTTCAACCACTTGTGACTCAATCCTCTCCTGTAAAGCGGGTAGAAGTTGAGCATATTGTTGCCGCTCTCGCGTAACAGAATCAAATTGCGCCTCAATGTCTTTTCTCATCTCGGCCAGTTCTTGAGTCTTGCGAGTATAATCTCTCTGCCTTAGATTTCCGCGTTTTAGCTCTTCGACTGTAATCTCTTCGCCTTCTACTTCCACAGTCTGCGTAAGTATGTCAAAAGATTCTTCTTCAAGCTCTTCAGCTTCTTCCGTAGCTTCGAGTTCGCCTTCTGTTTCCGCTTCTTCATTAGTTGCTTCCTCTTCTGGCATTTCGGCTTCTGCTTCGATTACATCTTCAGCTTCAGCCTCAAGCGCCTCTGGCTCACTTGCATTATCCTGTTTGGGTGCAATCATGTCCATTATGGCATTTTGTGCAGTGCCTAGATCAATCCCTTTTGGGTTATTGGGTTCTGACATCTCTTAACTCCTATTATGTATCTATTTTACTTTTTTTTCAATAGACGCATTATCAACCATTATTTTTAAACTTTGTCGAACATACTCGATGCCTCTAAGTTTAAGATAAACAGCTTCGCGCCCTTCCTTATCGTTAAGTTCAGTTGCTTCGAACTCAACCCAACAATTCGCTCTCATTTCATCTAAAAACCTTGTTAAGTCTGTATCTTTTAGTAACCTCTCTGCCTGATTTCCATCGTCAATAATTTCCTGTCTTGATTTGGCCATCTATCCCTCATTTATCACGTCAACCTGACCTTTTAAAACTTCTCTGTTTATAGCTAAATCCGCTCTAATCTTTTCTACGTTTAGCTGCGTTCCATACTTAGCTTTCATTTCTTCAGCTTTTACAAACAGATCAGCATCAAGCTCATCACGCTTACGGTCGTCGTCCATTATCATTTTTTCCCGTTCTAATTCAAGCTCGGCTGCTTTCTTCTGAATATCTGCCTGTATCTGTTGGATCTGAACCGCAATAAGCTGTTCATTAATATCTGGCTTGTCTTCTTTAGGAGGAGGCTGAAACTGTGCCGGATCTCCCCAAAATTGAGAAGTGTCTTTAAATCCGGCTAACTCGGTCATAGCCTTTAGAGTATTTGCAAGCTTAGTCATATCTGTGAGAGGATTGACGGCTCCCATAGTTTGCATGGCGTCTTTCTGCATTTCGCCAATTTGCCTAAGCATCATCATACGCTCTGTATCCGTACCACGCCCAAGAGCGACCTTTATAGATACATCCATGTTTGCGTTCCATACGCGGGGATCTATTTCTACAAACTCATTTGTGAGCCTGACCATACGAGGCCGATCTTGGTGCGTGGTAATTAGATGTAAAACGATTTTATATAAGCGCTTCATGCCTGTCTCGGCAAATATGCGTGCAATGAGTTCTATGTGTTGCTGAGCGGCGCTCACAGTAGCTGCAACGGCTGACGCGGTTGTAGACTGCAACGCCTGAGCATCTAGCCCCGCAGAGGCTTTTGAAATGCCTGTACGAGCTTCTTTTAGCTGATCCATATACTGCAATACTGGAAAAGCTTCTTTACCAACAAACGGTAAAACAAGCTGTTGAATCGAGTTATTTCCTCTCTGACGGATCACGGACCCGACCTCAGTTGACATGGCATCATCTAAATTCACCATACCTTCCGTGACTGCTATTCTTGGATGAATAGACATCGCCAAGCTGTCGAGGGTGTTTCTCATAATACTTGATTTAATACGCTGTATGTCGGCAACCGTATCAGCGACGCTCATGCCGTAAAAATCGTGCGCCTCTGGATCTGGACAAAACGATGCAAATGGCGCCATGTGGCAAGGCTCGTTCATTAGGATCTCGTTGCCGTCGCCTCCGGTGCATATTTTTCTAAGTTCAGCTATCCCGTCTCCGTCGTAATCGACCATTATGTAATTTTCTATATACATAACTTTTTTCATAGCGGGATCGTCGCGCTCGTTCATTTCATTTTGGAGATGCGGGTTGCGCGTGTGTCGCTCGACGTTGGTTAGCATATCCTCATGGGCTGAGGACATCTTTGAAACAACGTCAAAATCGTATCCCATAGCCACAAGCTCAGACACAGTAAGAATACGCCGGTGGGCGCAATAATCAGCCGTCTCGATTGATTTGGCTTCACGCGAAATAATAAACTCTTCCGGCGGTACGGCTTCTAATTTTACGCGTCCGTCTGGGTGCGTGTAGGTAACGCGAACCGCGTGCATCATTGGCGGCTCCATCATCTCTCCGGTCATGGGATCCATCTCAGGATCTTCCATAGCCTCTGAAGCTACAATCTCTACCTCAGCGTCTGGATCTGCCATAAGCGCCGACAGAGCGTTATCGTCTAGCCCAGTAAAATCTATTGTCTCGTAACGCGTCTGGTCGTCCCAATAGCATTTTAAGACACCGATTTTACGGATCAAAGCATCTTTAAAAGCGGCGTGCATTTCGAGAAAACCATTGTTGTCTCTGTTTATAATAAAGTTGGCAAACTCGGTGGCTTGCTTTGCATTGGCTACGTCTTCCGGTCCGTGTGGCGCGTATTCCACTGTATTTTCTGTAGAGTTAAAAATACGCATCAAAGATGGGAGTATAGCTTGGACGGTATCCCGCACATCCATACTTACGACTTGGCTTCGCCCGTCTTCCTCATTGCCAAATGGCTCGCCTCGATAATACTCAGTTGCTGACGCCCTTATAGGTGAAACTGTATTATCGGCGTAATCAATAGCGTCTTCGATCTCCTTGCCGACAATTCCCTGAAGCTCTTCCTCGCTCATCACGTTAGGATTTATTTCTGCTTCCAAGCTATTCGCTAATTCGTTTATTTCGTTTTTCATTCCTAACGATCCTTCTTAGCCAAGTAATCTAAAATTCCATCTAAAATGTCCGACCTAATTTCTTGAGCCGGAAGTTGTCTTGTCATTGCATAAGTTTTATGAGCCTCAGTAAAAGGTTTTCCCGCTTTAGTAAGCTTATTTGCCATAGGATCATAAACGTCCCTAAATATTAATCCTTGCGGAACAGGAGGAAGAGAACCGAAATAATCTCCTGTTAATTGTGTGTTATATGTTGAGTGCGGATACATGATTGCCGGATTATTTCCAACAGGATCTTTTCTTAAAATTGGCGAAACTTCATCAATTTTAGAAACACCTAGCCCAAACATACCAGCGCCTAAGTCTCTTTGAATAATATCTGTTGCAGCATAACGAGCCTGAGCGGGGCTAGGCATACCGGCTGCTTGCATTGGGGTACTGTCAGCTAGTCTAATAAAAGTCTTTCTATTTTCTGGGCTTGCTTTTGCAACCCAATCTCTCAACTTGGGAGAATCTAATCCTACAAAAGTTGGATCTTTTCGCTTCATATTTTTATCAAATATTTTTTTAGCTTTTTTAGTAATTTTTGAGGGGTCAACCAACTCTGCAAAAATTTCACCGGTAAAAGTGGCAAAATCATTTGAAAATGGCGCCATACTTCCTGTCATTGCATAAACATCTTTGCCGCCAAAATCTCGTCTTGTTTCATCAGCTCTGTCAGCAAGTCTTTTTATTATACCACTATCTGAAGCCCAGATAGCTCTTTGCTCCTGATTAGCTTTCATTCTCATAAAATCAGTACCGGCTTCAGTCCTGACAGGTTTTTTAAATTTTACATCATCAACTCCTTGAACTAAAAGACCGCCGCTAGTTCTATCGCCATAAAAAGGTAAAACTATTTTACCTTCCATCTCTTCCCAAGTTCTAGGAACCTTTGGAGATTTTTCTTTAAGATCTTTTGTCTTAACGACAGTGTTAGACAAATAATCCCGCATTTTTGTTTTTTGGTATCCTAAAGGATCAAGCTCTTCTTTTGTTGGAGGCTTTGGCTTTCTAGCTAAAATCGGGTTGCTATAAGTCGTGGGCATTGGACCACGCTGATTTAATCTCTGAGCGACTTTACGTCCCGCAACCCTCAGAGGCTGAGCGGCAACATCTCCGACAAGCGGAACGGCGCCGGCAAGCGCTGCGCCGGCAAGCAAACCTCCGGCTAGATAATTAGGGTTTGCCTTTGATAGTTCGTCGTAAGCTTCTTTAGCTGCCATAACGTCACCAACAACAGGCGTCATCGATAAGCCGAGCAAGCCCAGATCTCGAAAAGTCATATCCGTATTTACGTTAACAGGCTGCACGCCGTACTGACGCGCAATGTTCGTATTTGGATTTGCCATAACGTAGTCAAGAATATTCATTTAGCATTTCCAACGTCTTCGAGCTGCCTTACCTCTTTCGCCCGTCCAACCACGGCTGCGAGCGCAAAAAGATTTTTTTCGAGCTTTGTCTTTTTTAGTCTTAGGGTTAGGCGCCGGAGCCTTGAGATTTGATCCGGTTGCCCGATTATATTTACGCCTACCTTTTGCAGTTAAACCGCCTCCACGCTTAACCGAAAGCTTTTCACCTCGACCAACAGATAGGCTTGGACCTTTTTTTCGTTTTTTAGTTGGCATTAACCACCTATAGACTGAATATAAGTATCAATATAAGCGTCTCTATTTTCGTCAGTATCCTCAAGTCCCAATGCGTCCAAAAATTCTTCGAAAGTTGGTATTCTTGGAATTAACCCAGATGTAACTGGTATTTGCTCACCAGTGCCGGTTATTCCCATTGGGGGATCTTGCATAAGACCAGAGGAAAGAGGCGGTAAATAAGCTGCATTTGCCGGCATAGACATATTTGGCAAACCGCTCATTCTTCTTTGCATATTAACTAAAGGAAAATCTATAAGATCTGCGCTCTGAGGAACGCCCATCATTGGTCGCATCCTCGGTCTAAGAGATGATGGCATATTAGAGCCAGAAGTAGAGCCGCTACTTGTCGCTCTCGTTGATCTGCCTTGATTTGGAAGTCCGAGCTTTAGGTCGCCAATAATTGTTGACAGTATGCCTTTTTCGGATCGTCTTGGGTTTTCAACTCTACCTTTTGGAGCCGCAGCTCTCTGAGCGGCTGTTTGCCTGTCATACAAGTCAGCTCTTGCGTCGCCGTACTGACGCCGTAAAGTTTCTCTTGTCCTGTTGAAATAGTCTTCGTCTCTTTCAGTAACGCCAAAACCCATTGCTAGATCTCTACCGATCCCCTTGGCTGCGCCTCCTAACAATCCGGCTAATATCATTTGCTCGACCTCTTCTTTGGCTTCCAACTTATACGCTTCGGCCCTGTTTTACGTTTTGCAGCTTTTTTAGCTGCGGCTGACTTCGCCTGACTTGCGGGACGACAGGCGGGATATGGTCTACCCTTGTCTTTCTTTGACTTAGTTCGACCGCACTTCTTACCAGTTTTGACGTCCCGCCAATCCTCTTTAAACCACTTGGTC